CTGAATCGGTGGTAGTTGCTCACTAATCACAGGATACCAGACACCACTAATCATACTATTCGGATGAACGTGTTCGTGATGTGACTCACCTTTACCAGACTTATTAATCCAAGACTGTGTAATCACCAGTTCATTATCAGAATTCATAATTTCAGTCACAAACTTATAAATCTTTGACTGAATGAATGCTCTGATATTAGACAGTTCTGGTTTATCTAATACAAAAGTCTCTTCTGACTGTCTGTTATAGTGAATCACATTACCCGCATCACCACCCTTGTTTTCTCTGCGACAAGGAAGTTCACGAATAAACTCCAACTCCTTATCATAAGGCATTGGGTATTGTGCAATCAGTACTGGTGTTGGGAATAGTGATAGTAGTTCGTCTTGAGCCATACTAATGAGATTTTTCAGTATTTTATCAGAGTCTTTGAAATAAATCAAGCTATTATTTCTCTTCAACCCTAACAAAGGAACTCTACTCATGGAATCAACTTTTGTCAAGAGGGGGTTGACTCGATCAAAGATTTCGTATAAATTACTGTATGTATTCGTGTATCTAAATGAATTTTATAGTTTATTCAAAAGATGAATGTCCTTATTGTTATAAGGTAAAACAAGCTTTAGAGTTGACTGGAAGTAAGTTTGTGGTTTATAATCTCGATGAGGACTTTACTAGAGAAGAGTTCTACCACGAGTTTGGTAATGGTTCCACGTTTCCTCAAGTGATTTGTGATGATCAAAAACTCGGAGGATGCTCCGACACTGTTAAATTTTTAAAAGAACATCAAATTATTAGATGAGCGATCTAAATAATGATATCCACACAAACCGTGGTGTTGAATTTATTTTACATGGAGGTAAAAGAAAGCAAACGCAACCATTTCATATCATCTTTGAAAAGATGGTTTGCTTTCTAAATCGGGAAGTAACCATTTATTTTGAATTTTCCTTCAAGTCTAGGAAAAGAAAAGTAGTTTCCCGGAGAAAGCCATGTTAGCAACCAGTTTAGTTGTAGGTTCATTTTTAACCATTTTGTTCTTTGTAGTTGGTTTGATGGTCGGGTGGATAGCGAGGGAATATATGTTGAATTATCAAGATACTCCGAAACTACATCCAGAGTTTTTTGATCAACATGGTAATGTAGTTCCAGATGAGGTTGTTGCAGTGAGATTTGAAGAGGGATATTTTGATGACGAAGAAGAGGATGAGGAATAAACTCTAAATAAAAATAACTTATTATTAAACATTCTGTAAGACATGACTACGACAAAATCCAAGAAAGCTGCCGCTCCAATTCCAGATCTAGCGGCAAATCCTTTTGCATTTGAAGTTCTGAATCTAGCGGCAAAGCAAAGATCAAATGCTAAAAAAATTGAAGTTTTGAAGAAGTACGAACATCCTTCTCTCAAAGCAATTTTTATCTGGAATTTTGATGAAAGTGTAATTTCAGTTCTTCCACCTGGTGATGTTCCTTATGCTGCCGTGGATGAAATGGATTCATTCAAAGGAACTTTGAGTGAAAAGATTCAAGACGCCGTTGGTAAGATGGGTGAATTGAATAGTGTTTCTTTGGGATCTCAAGATCAAGGACGTTCTTCGATTCGTAAAGAATTTAAAAAGTTTTACAATTTTATCAAGGGTGGTAATGATTCCCTGAGTTCTCTTCGTAGAGAAACAATGTTCATTAATATTCTTCAGGGACTTCACCCACTTGAAGCAGAAATTGTTTGTCTTTGTAAGGACAAGAAACTCGGAACTAAATATAAAATCACGAAAGAAATTGTAAGTCAGGCATACCCAGATATTCGCTGGGGTGGTCGTTCGTGAATAAAGTAGAAAGTGTTGTCGGTCAGGAGGTTGGTGTGGAATGGACGCCAGAAGAAAAGAATAGTATTCCTCCCCGTTATGGATGTCAGATTCTTTTAGAAAATACAACGGTTGAAGCAGCAAAAGATCCTTCTTTTCCGAGTGATGCATATCTAATTTGGTATGAGGTTGATGGTAGAGAGTCTATAGATCTTTGTCGAACAAGTAAGAGGTCAAATTTATTTGATCTCTACTACGATAAGTTTGGTCCTGGGTCGATTAAAAAAATTGACTTTGGATATGGTAGAATTAATCCAAAACTCTGGGGTTATAAACAATCTGAGAAGAAAAAAAAGAAATGAAGAAAGACGAAATCAAAGAACAAATTAATTCAATCATTCGAGATGAAATTCAAGATGTTATAAACGAGTACGTTGATTCTAAGGAAGAGTCTGAAAAGAGTGGTCTTGGTTTCGTTGAAAGTGAATCGGATAAAGAATTAAAAATTAATGTTAATTCTAATGCTATCAAGAAAGTCATAAAAGACTATAAGAAAATAAAAAAATATATGAAGTCTCCTCTATACCAAGTTAAAAAAATGGATGGTAGTGAATCCGTAGTCACAAAACTCATGAAAGAAATAGAGGATACCTGAGATGGGTAAACACTATCTTCTTAATCTTTATGGGTGTTCGTTCGACCTATTAAACAACGAGATTTTTCTTATTGACTTGCTTGAGAATGCCGCCACAGCAAGCGGAGCAACAGTTATCCAAACCATATACAAAAAGTTTGAACCACAAGGCGTAACGGTGCTTACACTGCTCTCTGAGAGTCATATTAGTATTCATACGTGGCCAGAGAAGGGTGAAGCAGCAGTTGATCTCTTCACCTGTGGTGAGTGTACTCCCAAGGTTGGTTGTGATATAATAATCCAGCAACTCAAAGCAGACAACAATACTCTGAGTTATATTGAACGCTGAAACCAAAATCGACTTTTGTTTCCAAATATCGGCGGAAAATTTCCCGGCAAAAATTTGAGTCTGTAGGGTTTTGTATCAAATTATACAGAGCATGGTTGCTAAATAATCGCACAAGGTATATAATACCTGTACGTTCATCCCCTCGGGGACGCAAGTAAGTCGCGGAACGGAGCGTTCATCCTATGCTTTCATTAGCACTCATCTTCTTCAGCCATGTCCCAGTGGAGAATTATCTTCGCTGTGATGATTTTAATTGGTTGAGAGAGGGATTGGAAGAGACAACTCTTTTCACCCCTTTTGAGAAGGCTGATATTCTCATCCACTGGATGGAACATACAGATCCTCAATGCTTTGAAACACAGGACGCAAACGACTGAAGGAACGGGTTTTAATTAACCTTAGTATTTCAGGAGACAACCAATGAACACACTTAACATGATCAAAAAGCAGATCAAAAAAGCATCTGCACTTCACGATGCACAAATTCATATGACATCTTATCGTGGTGTTCAGTATGAGTGCAAGCAAGGTGAAGGGGAAACCCACGGCACCTTCTGCTATCGTGGACACACTTATAATAAGTGAGTTACTTGTAAACGAATAAAGAGCGGGGTTGATACCCCGCTTTTTTTGTGCTAAAATAAATCTAGTAAGAACCTATCTTATGGACAAGGACAAACTAAAACTGATTGTCCGTAACCTTGAACTTTTGGTAGATTCTCTCAAGGCAGAAGTATACTCTGATGTTTCTGCATATACCAAACCAAAGAGTTACGAAGAAATTACATCTAATCTTCATGATTACGATGAAATTTTTGATGATGACGATGGCTACCCTGATTGATTAAGAAATGAGCGTAAAACTGGTAAGTGTAACTCCCGATGCGGAGAAAACAATGGCATACGTTGCGCGTGTGTCTAATCCAAATAACCAAGAGAATCCCAACTATGCTAAGTTGTTGGGATATTGTATTAAGCACAACCACTGGAGTGTCTTTGAACAATCGTTCATGACTCTGGAAATTGAGACTACTCGTGGTCTGGCGGCTCAAATTTTGCGTCACCGTTCGTTCACATATCAAGAATTTTCGCAACGTTATGCTGATTCTTCCCTACTCTCGGAGAAGATCGAACTCCCAGAACTTCGCCGTCAGGATACCAAGAATCGTCAAAATTCTATTGACGACATTGATCCTTTCGTTAAGCAGGAGTTCGAGATTAAAATGAGGAAGCACTTTGATGAAGCAATGGTGCTTTATCAATCAATGCTTGATATGGGAATCGCAAAGGAATGTGCTCGTTTTGTGCTTCCCCTCGCTACGCCCACCAGACTCTACATGTCAGGCTCATGTAGGTCATGGATTCATTATATAACTCTGAGGTCTGCTAATGGCACCCAGAAGGAGCACATGGAAATTGCTGAGCAATGTAAAAAAATCTTTGCAGAACAGTTCCCTACAGTTGCAGAAGCCCTAGAGTGGGTCTAAATAAATTATCTTGAATGTTATTATTTCAAAACAAATGGCGACATATCCTGTAATTAACAAAGAGACAGGTGAACAAAAAGAAGTATCGATGAGTGTTCACGACTGGTCTCAATGGTGTAAAGACAATCCCGAATGGCAACGGGATTGGTCTGATCCTTCAACTTGCCCTCAACCAGGGGAAGTTGGTGAGTGGCGCGATAAATTAGTCGCTAAAAATCCTGGATGGAATGATGTGCTCGGAAGAGCAGCAAAAATGCCCGGTTCAAGAGTAAAAAAAATCTAAGCAATCTATGGCAAGAAAAAAGAGAGGAAATGGTGACCAACCAATTGGAGTTGGTTTGACTGCAAAACAAATGAAACGGAAAAAACCGTTAGGTAATGATTATCTGATTGATATTGATCCACTTACAGATAATCAAAAGCGGTTATTTGGTTCATATGCTGAAGATAAACATCTTGTAGCATATGGATGTGCTGGAACTGGTAAAACTTTCATCACTCTTTATAACGCTCTTGCTGATGTTTTAAGTGAAAATACTCCATATGAAAAAATTTATCTAGTTCGTTCACTAGTTTCAACTCGTGAAATTGGATTCCTTCCTGGAACATATGAAGATAAGTCTGATATTTACCAGATTCCTTATAAGAATATGGTGAAGTATATGTTCCAAATGCCTTCTGATGCAGATTTCGAAATGCTCTATGGAAATCTCAAGGCACAAGAAACGATTAAGTTCTGGTCAACTTCTTTCTTGCGTGGAACTACACTCGATAATGCTATTGTGATTGTTGATGAATTCCAAAACTTGAATTTTCACGAACTTGATAGTATAATTACACGAGTTGGTGAAAACACCAAAATTTGTTTCTGTGGTGATGCAACTCAGTCTGACCTTCAGAAAACAAACGAGCGTAATGGTATTATTGATTTTATGAGAATTTTGAGATCAATGCCTTCATTTGATGTTATTGAATTTGGTATTGATGATATCGTTCGTTCTGGTCTTGTTAAAGAGTACTTAGTCGCAAAAATGGATGCAGGTTTTTGATGTTTAATCATGTTGATGTTAGTCTCCCTAGTCTTGAAAGGGAGACTATTGATGGTGTAAGGTATTACAAAGTTCCTGACGACGAAGAACTTCTCCGACTGGTCTCGATTACTTCGGTGACCAGTCATTTTAATAAGGAGATCTTCGTCAACTGGCGTAAGAAAGTTGGTAATGAAGAAGCAGATCGTATCACAAAGGCAGCAACAAGTCGTGGTACAGACATGCATACATTAGTAGAGCATCATCTCAAGAATGAAGAACTACCAAAAGTCCAACCGATTTCAGATTTTCTGTTTAAGATTGCTAAAACAGACTTAAATCGAATAAATAATATATACGCCCTTGAAGGGTCCCTATATAGTAAAGAACTTGGTATTGCTGGAACTGTTGATTGTATCGCTGAATATGACGGCGAATTAGCAATAATCGACTTTAAGACTTCTAAAAAACCAAAACCACGCGAGTGGATCGATCACTACTTTGTACAGTGCATGGCATATGGTTGTATGCTGTACGAACTGACTGGTATTTCAGTCAAAAAACTTGTAATTATCATGGCTTGTGAAAATGGAGAATGCGTCGTCTATGAAGAACGAGACAAATCGAAGTACATCAAACTTCTCAGCAAATACATTAGAAAGTTTGTTAGAGATAAACTGGAACTCTATGGAACCAAATAAAGAACTAGAACAAGCGATAGAAAGTAAGTTTTTGACTCCTTCAAAGTTTGCCCTAGAAATTGAAAGAATTGTAATTGAAGAAAAATTCAACTATATTGATGCAATCGTTCACTATTGCGAAGTGAATGAACTTGAGGTAGAATCAGTTACAAAACTCATTTCAAAACCATTGAAAGAGAAACTAAAGTGGGATGCAACACGTCTCAACTTTATGAAACGAACTTCTAGAGCAAAACTACCACTATGATTTCTCGTGATGATTTAATGCACCATCGCCTACAAGCATGGTTGCGTGAAAACAAATGCGATGATCTGGAGTATTTGGGTTTTTATCCAGATGCTCTAGGTGAAGATAAACATTGGTATCGCATTGCCGAGCATGAAGTTACAGTTGATTGTATTGAAGATCTTGAGTTAGTCGATGCTGAAAGTGACACCGTT